GTTAACTAATGCTACAGTAGTAATGTGTGGAGAGAAGCTAGGCATACCAGATGTAGCTACACGATCATTACAATGCATGATTGTATATACATCATATACTTCGTTGTTTAAAATTTCATCAGGGAAAGCTACGTGGTTAGCACCCCAACGCTTAGAAGAAGTATAAGAACGGTAATGTTCTGTATTTTCATAAGCAATGCGAAGAGTACGAGCTTGACCACTTCCTTCTTGAGGACGAGAAATTTCAGCACGATTGATTGCAATACCAGTAACGTCTACACGACCAGATGGTTCAATGCGACGCTTAGTAGCAACGATTTCATCATAATAAGCTTGAGTTTCATCTAAAGCCATTGTGAAAACCATATCAGCTGTAGCAGAACCGTCACCAGCGATTTCAATAGAACCACCAGCAGCACAATGCTCAGGTAGTGCATATAAAGCTAGTTTAGCAACACCAGCGCCAATACCGAAATCAGCCTGTAATTTAGCTTCTAGTTCAACAAAAGCAGCTAAGCGAGAATCGTCTACTAACAAGTTAACAGGAGCACAATGTTGATCATAACCAATAGTGATTACTTGACCAGCACCAGCTGCAATAATGTTAGCAATTGTAGTACCTGTAGTTGTAGTACCAGCAGTATCAATAGCCATAGAAACAGCCATACGATTCATACCGCGAGAAGCTTGGCGATTGAAATCACGAACCAATGCTTTAACAGTATAATCACGCTGGTTTACTTCAGTAGTAATAGTTGGGTGCGTAGACCAAACTGGAGAAGTGAAACGTCCAAATACAGTAGGCATATTGTACTGAGAATGGAACAGTTCAGTTCTGTAACCACGAGAAGTAGCTTGAATACCATAGTTAGCTTCATCAAAAATTTCGAATTTACCTAAGTCAGTAGAAGCATTAGGTAAACCCAAAACCCAAGAAGAAGTAGTAGGTGCAGAGTAAGGAGATCCTGCAATTTCAATACCACGAGTACAGTTACCGTGAATATATTGAGACTTTTCCCAAGCTCTGTCATACAAAGGAGATTGATCGTTAGAAGTGTCACGACGCTGAATTACTTGAAAAGGATAAGTAATACCAGTATCTGGGTTAGTAGTACCTAAAGTAGCATGAACGGAAGTAGATCCGTCAATAGCTACCTGGTTAGAAGAACCAGGGATATCTACATAAACACCAAAACCACCAACGCCAACATTAGGTACATTAGTAGTGTTGTCCCAAAGTAAGTCACCAGCAGTAGGAACAGCTACGTCAGGTCTTACAACAATAATTTTTTCAGTAGGATGTTTAGTAATCATCTTAATTTATTTTTCTATTTTTATTATTTTCTATTTTGGTTAAAAACTATGTTTTGTTAAAACTATGTTTTGTCTTCAACCATTCTTTTTTGACCAATTTGAGAACCAAATTGATCTTTCATATCTTCCATAGCCATATTAGCAGCTATGTTAATTATTTCGTTACAATGAGCTTCTTCTAAATCCATATGAATAGGATCTGAAGCAGCAGTTGATAAACCATCAATATGATCATAACCGCCGTAAAAAACTCTATTGGGATATTTAATATAAGATAAGTATACGGAATCAATTTCAAATTCTTGCTCACCATATACATTCAAAGTATTAAAATAAAGACTTGTTAATTCGTCATTTTCATAATTCGTACCATTAAACATATTAGCTGTAAAATCAGCTTCTTGTCCATTTATAGAACTATCAGAATTGTCTAAATGTTGAAACGCATAAGTACTTCTTCCAAAGTTAGCTAAAACCCTTCTCCATTTCCATGAAGAATCAGAATATACAGTAGTATCATCATCCATCTGCCATTGAGTATAACCTATATACTTAAAACAATCATCTTTTCTAGCTTTAATATAAGCATCAGTTAAAAATAAATATCTAAAATATTGACCATTAATATTATCACCTAAATCATTAAGTCTTATTTCATATCTACCATCGCCTAAATTAAGAGGGGTTAATGGTGGTTGTAATTCTGGAGACTTAATATGTAAAGAAGCTAATTGAGAAATTCTTTCAGAATCTGTCTCAAAACCTCTGTTAGTATTAAAATCAATTTTAAAACGATCTTTTAACCATTTAATTATAGCCATATTTAAATATTCATCCTTAGTCCAAGGTCTAATATCTGGACGATCAGAACTAGCTATTTTGTCTACAGCTAAATCAAAACGATAATGTACTTGATCAATTCTCATTACTTATTATTTCTTTTGCTTTAATAAGCTATTAATCATTTCTACTTCTTCCTGATATTCAGGTGCGCATAAAAAATCTTTTACTACTTTTTCTTTACTGGGAAATTCAAAAGGTTCTGGTGCATTTCTATCATCACCAGGTTTAGTCCAATAATATTTATTATCCCTTTTTCTGAATATACCATAGTTTAAAAGATCTTGTAAAAGAGCTTCTGCATAGAATAATTCTCTAGTATTAGGATCTTTATAACGCTTATATCTAGATATAAAGGCATTGTAATTAGATTCTCCTTTTTTATAGAAAGTACCTAACCAAATAAAAGCTTTAGATTTTTTAAGATTTTTATCTTCATTTCCTAAAGCTTGAGCCATTTTAATAATAGCATCAGATTCTTCTTCTAATAATTCTTCAAGTATAGCTGAAGCTTTTGTTTCTTTACGAATCTTAGACATTTCAACTTCAGTCATTTCTACCTCATCAACCATATAATAAGAAGCATTACTTCTTCCATTATTTAGATCAGCATACGAATTAGCAACATCACTATGAGCTTTAGCCATATAATATTTAACTTCATCAATAGGATTATCTAAATTTAAAAAAGTAACATTACCACTTAAAATAAGCTTTGATTCAGTACGCATAAAGAAAGGAAAATCTGCTATTTTAGTAGAAGGTTTGATTTCATCAAATAATTGATTGGTATAATGATTAAAAGGCTTTCTGTGCTTATATTCCAATACGTGTTGTAACAAAACTTTATCTTTACCTTTAAATACACGTTCTGCCCAATCAAATAGATAATTCTCTTCTTCCTTATAAGGATTATCTACATAAACATTTAATCCAGTTTTTAAACCAGATGAAGTAATAGCAGGAGTAATAGTTTTAGATGTGCCAGGTATTTGTACAGTATTAGGCATATCTACTTCTGATTTCACAATATTTCCTTGGCCGTCTTGTATTGCATGACCAGCTGAATTAACTTTAGCTTGAGTCATTTTTAGTTTCAACTTGACGTTTTTAAACGGACTAGGTTCAATACGAATAATTTTTTTGTTTTTAGTGCTCATAAGTATAAGTTTTATTTTAGTTTAGTTTTATTGTAAATTAACATTGATAAATTCTTTTTTTTAATAAAAACAGTTTTGTGGTATTACAAGAAAAGAGGGGAAATTTTATCCCCCCTTAAATCTTATAATATTTTCTTACTACCACTGGTTGTACCAAGGTTCAGCAGAAGGAGAAGTTGATGCGAAATCGTTGCTATCTACGCTTAAGTAGATGCTACCACAACGAGTAACGTCAGCTACCATAAGACCTGCTGATTTCTCACGAATGATTGAGTAACCAGAAACACCACCAGCTTGGCCTAAACCACCATCTGTAATTGGCATACCTGACTTACCATCATAAGCACCATACCACTTACCATTGTAAGTAATGTGATAATCACAATATTCTTCAGCAATCATTGAGATATTGTCAGTAGTACCACCAGTACCTTGTTGCTTAGAATAACCGAAATCTAAAATGTCAGCTCTCCAAGAATCAATAGGTACATTAGTTTTGACTGGGTGACGCTGAGGAGAATAGTATAAGTTGTCATACGCAGGATTCTCCATAACCATGATATCTACAGTAAAGCCTCTGTAAGAAGCAAAATAAGAACCATAGTCCATGTGGCGATAACCATCACCTTTGCGGATAAAGTGTGTATCTAAAGTTAAGAATGAGCTAGAATCAGCTTTGATCATGCGATCAAACATTTTACGGAACTCACGACCTGCAGATAATACAATCTTCTGGTCACCTTCAGAAACTTTATCTTTTAAGATTGAATCGAACCAATCTTCTAATTCTTGTAATGATAAATTACCATTGTGTTCCAAAGTCCAACCTGACTTCAATTGCTCACGAAGACCGCTTGCAGTAAAGATCTGATGTCCTTCAGGAGAATACATAATGTTAGATTCTTGACCGAACATTAATGTATTTTCAACATCCATATAAAGGCGGTTAAATGCTTCAGCATCCAACAAGTTCATAAAGCGAGCAATAGGCTCTTTAGAAAGCTTATCTTTTCCTAATCCAACCCAAAGGTTCTTGATTGAGTCAGCATAACGACCTAAATCAGAATCACCTTTGAAATCTGCATCAGCAAATTTCTTAGCTTTACGAGCAGCTTTATCAGAAAGCTCTACTTTAACAGCATGTTGCTGAACTTGACCTTCGCTTTGGAAAATGCTGTAAAACTGGAAACCACCGAAATCTTGGTTAGCTTCATTAGCTACAGAGCTAGAAACTTTGCACCATTCAGCACCTTCTTCCAAGAACTGACGAGGTAAGAAACGTTGAGGATCGTTAGTCGTCAATTGAAGAGTATACTGATATTCGTTGTGATCAAGCTTACGCATTGCGCGAGATCCATCTTTAGTTACAACACGAAGACGATATTCATTATGTTCAGGCTGAATAACATCAGAAATGTTGAAATAAGGACGGTCAACAACAATGTCAATAGTTGAGTTGTTGATACCTGGATAAGGATCAGTGTTAATTACTTTAGTAATGCGAGCTTTTTGAGCTGCACCACCTGACAATTCGTAACGGAAACCATGAGAACCAATAAGTTTGGTTTTACCTTTAGCTTCAGTCATACCTACAAGAGGCTTACCATGATAACGATCAGTAGCTGCAAAAATTTGAGCATAACCAATATTTAAGTTAGTCAAATTGTCAGTACCAAATGCTTCATGTAAATGCTTACCGGTGATTTCACCAGTAGCCAAAAGACCTTCAGTTAGCATAGTGCTTTTAATCTTAGGTCTTACTTTACTGTTTGAAAAATCTACAGTTGTAGTACTCATCTTTTAAATAATATTTTTTATTAAATAATAATTTCTTAAAATCTATAATATCCTATTTAATATTTTAATTTTATTTTTTATTAAAATATATTTTACAGTTCGTCTAAAGGATCTATAACTGGATTATTAGATTCATAAATTTTTCTTGAAGATGTAGTTGGTTTTCTTTCACTTGATTTTCTATCAGCATAGCTTAAAATCTTACGAGTAACCTTTTGTCTAGCATCTTCTTCTTTTTCTATATCAAAAGCGGCTTTTTGCAAATCAAAGTTAGCAAGCCATTCTAAATAATGTCTATACAAAGAAGGATCTTCTTTAATTTTCATTTCTTTAGCATACCACATAGGAACTACATCCCCATCTTCGTCGTATACTTCTTGATATTGTTGTTGAAGAATTTCTTGTTTGATTGTGTCATCCCATTTCTGATTAGCAATTTCTTGCTGTAAATTTTGATGCCACATCATCATTTCTTGTTCTTCTAAAATTTCTTGTTGTTTTCTTTTTTGAGCATTGAGATATTCTTGCTCTTCTAATTGGCGTTTTTGATCATTAAATTTCTTAACGAAATATTCTTTAGCTTTTGCGGCTTCTTCTTTACCTCTTAGATCGTTAATGATGTCATCGACATCTTCACTAACCCTATCTAATCTTACTTTATGAGAAGGTATATTAGGATCTA